TACTGGTGCGACTGGTTTAAGCTCTACTGGTGCGACTGGTTTAACCTCTACTGGTGCGACTGGTTTAAGCTCTACTGGTGCGACTGGTTTAACCTCTACTGGTGCGACTGGTTTAACCTCTACTGGTGCGACTGGTTTAACCTCTACTGGTGCTACTGGTGCCGATTTTGGAAATAACATATCGAATAAACCTCCTCCATTTTTTTTTAAATTTCTACGCTTCAGTGTTTTTGCCATTATATATATATTAAAATAATATTTTATAATTTACCAATTGCTTTTTTTTACATTAATATTTGCGCCTTTATTCGCTTTTTTTGTTTTACTTGGATCAAATTCTTCATCTTCATCATCTGAACCCATATTTTTAGAAATTTCCCAAAACTCTTTGCTTCCTAAATGAAATGGTGGATGATCTTGAGCCTTATACCAAAATATTTGGTCTATTAATTTATTCGATTTTGCATTGTTGTTAATTACTAAACATTCAAAATTTTCTGTAGTATTGTCAAGAACCGCACAAAAACTTTCCAAAGTTGGAAACATACTAGCATAATTTTCCCAAATACGTTTACGATTTACTAAATAAGGTTCTCTTAAAATAAAAACATAATCAATATTTGTTCTTAAATTAGGCGGAATACCTAATGGATATTGCATTGTTATAATTAACATTATCTTCCAATGACGTCCATTCATGAAAAGCAAACGCATCATTTTATCGCGGGTCCATGATTGATCATATAAGCAATCATCCATAATTACAAACGCACGTGGATCAATTGTACTCCTTTTGTATGTTTCAACTTCTTTTTTTACTTCTTTCAAAACTGCTCTTTGTCTGCGCAAAACATTTTCGATTAATACAGTGTTGTACTCGTCATGAATAAATAATTTAGGAACATGGTGCTTATAAAATCCATTACCTGCTTCTGTTCCGGAAATAACAGTTCCTATTGGTATATCTTGATGATAATATAATAAATCTCGTACTAAAAACGATTTTCCTGTATCACGACGACCAATAAGAACTACTACAGGGCCCTTGTTCTCGTCTGGCTTGAATGTTATATCTTTCATGCTAAATTTTTTTAGCTCTAATGTCATTTTATATGAATTAAGAATATAAAATATGCCAATAAATAATACAGTTTTACTAAACGAATTTGTTTTGAATCGAATTATAAATCGTTTGTATATCACTATTAAAATATAAATTTTTCCTATAAATGAAAACACCAGAAAAACCAACAAGGTTTCAAATTCATTATAATAAATCGAAACCTTTAGACCTAAAGAGTTTAGAAAAACAATATATTCAGACAGAAGACGACAAGAAAAACAACTATAATCCATTTCATATCAAACAATTTCAAAATTTTCAACCAATATATCCATTATATTTTGATATGAATGAACAAAATTATGATTCGATATGTTTAAATCACAGATATCATATTATTGATTTAGAAACGGTTTTAGATACATCCAATGTATCAGTATGCACAAAGCCAATATTTATTAAATATTCACCTCTACTTGATCCTATAAGATATATGATTGGAAAATATGATGTTAATGATGAATCGATTCATACATTACCTTATTTAAATTCGACAAACTGTGATAAAAAGATAACATATTATAACAATGCTGCATACGTAGATTGTTTCTTTAGTTTTTTATCAAGTCAATTATTACATACACATAATTTCAAACATGGAATCGATTTTTACGGTAATTATTCGGCAATTCAAGATAAATTCAAAATGAATATTTCAGATGATTTTGAATATTTGAACAGTTCTAATTATTTTTTAAATAATGTTGGAAAAAACTTTATAATAACAAACAACGAATCCATTTCTTATTTTAATATCAACAATTCGAGAGGTAATAAAATGAAGATTAATATTTCGAATACATCGAATGTTCATAATTTATCAAATATATCAGTTATTGATATTGCAGATAACCTAAATGCAGAATTTGATGAAAACGAAACCATAGAACAAGTATATTTAAAAAATAGTACTGAAAAAAGTGAATCGACAAATGATGATGAAGAGTCCGACGCTGAAACGGATACAACTGCAACTAGTGAATCTGAATCAGAAACGGATTCTACAAATGATAATGAAGAAACCGAAACAACTATTACAGATACTGATGAGAATGATGAAAATGATGAATCCTTCGTATATGCTTATGTTGATAACTTTCCAGTTCAAATGATTTGTCTTGAAAAATGCAATGGAACATTAGACGATTTATTTGAACAAAATGAAATTGACGCAGACAATGGCGCAACTGCATTATTTCAAATAATCATGAGTTTAATTGCTTATCAAAAAGCGTTTCACATGACACATAATGATTTACATACAAATAATATAATGTATGTTCATACCAATGAAGAATATTTGTACTATCGATTTAATAAAATAAACTACAAAGTTCCTACGTATGGCAAAATTTTCAAAATAATTGATTTTGGAAGAAGTATTTATAAATACAATGGTCAACTATTTTGTAGCGATAGTTTTGCTCCTGGCGGTGATGCTGCAACTCAATATAATTTTGAACCATTTTATAATCAAAATAAACCATTACTTGAACCAAATTACAGTTTTGATTTATGCAGACTAGGATGTTCTATTTATGATTTTATTATAGACGATGATACAGATATAAAAGAAATGGATGAATTACAAAAAACTATATTACGTTGGTGTCAAGATGATTCGGGTAAAAGTGTTTTATATAAAAAGAATGGTGAAGAAAGATATCCTAATTTCAAACTATACAAAATGATTGCTCGAAACGTTCATGCGCATACTCCACAAGCTCAGTTGTCTTATCCACTTTTTAACAAATTTTCTATAAAAAAATCGCAAAAGATTGACAACGAATTATTTATGGATTTAGATAAACTACCATGTTATGTGTAAAATATTTTATTTTTATTTTTGTTAATTTTTTGTTATATGCTTATAATATACATTATGGATATTATAAGTTATTTGATATCCGAATTTTTCAAAGAAGAAAAAACAAATACAGTTATTTTGTGTATATTAAGTTTAGTAATTACTTTAATACAAACCAATGGTATTTCTTATATTACAGCGAATATTATTCAATCTGTTGAAAAAAATTCAAAAAATTTAACCATGGGATTTTTTTATTATTTTGTTCTTGTATCTATTTTATTTTTTGTAATCTATTATATTTATAAACGTTATCAAAATACTCTTATTACAAAGTTAATTCAATGGGTTAAACACGAAATATTTAAAATTATTTTAAAATCGAACAATGAAAATATGCAAAATATTAATTTTATAGAATTTATTACTCCAATTACACGCATAGCAGTATCATTCTATGCCCTGTTCTTTGATATTATAACCGTAATTATACCTACCGTCGCATTTTTATTAATTATTTCGTTATATTTCTTGTATGAAAATACTATTTTTGGTATAAGCTTTTTAATTGCAAACTTAGTATTGTTTTATTATATTTATGCAAATTGGAATGATTTAACAAAAGTAAAAAATGAACAAGAGACGATAATAAACAAAAATGAAAAATTCATTATAGATATTTTAAATAACATTGATAAAGTAATATACCGTGGGGAAACTGTAAATGAAATCAATAATTTTACAACATTAACTGATAAAGCTATCAATACTGGAATTGACTTTTTAAATCTAATTTCGAATCATACTAGTCTATTAACATTTTTTGTATACATTATTATTTTCATTTCGTTATTTTATTTGATTCAATTGCGGTACATGAAGAAAATCACAACAACGGTATTCATTACATTTATGACTATTTTACTACTATATAGAGATCGTATTATAGGAACTATTAATAATCTGCCCGATTGGTTAGAATTTGTAGGTAGAATAGAATATATTACAGAAGATTTCAATAAAATGTTGGGAAATAAACTTGATATTAATGCATTAATGAATAAAAAATACGATTCGCGTGATTTGAAATTTAATAATATAGCTTTTGATAACATTACATTTTATTATGAGACAAAAAAAACAACACCTGTTTTTACAAATACAACAATAAATGTAGATACAAATCAAAAAATAATTGGTATTACTGGGTTAAGTGGAAAAGGAAAATCTTCATTCGCCAAATTATTATTGCGTTTATATGAACCAGTCAGTGGAAAAATATACATAGACGGTGTTGATATTTCTACAATTGATCCTGATTATATTCGCCAAAATATAACATATGTTAACCAAAATTCAAGGTTATTTGATAAAAAAATCTTAGATAATATGATGTATGGATGCAAAGATAGTGAGAAATGCAAGGGATTTTTAAAAGAGATCATGAAATATCCAAAAATCCAAGGATTGTATAAAAATGTTGATATTTATAATTCATATGCTGGTTCTCTTGGAGAAAATTTATCTGGCGGACAGCGCCAAGTGGTTAATATTATAAGTGGTTTAATTAATCCATCAAAAATATTAATTTTAGATGAACCGACAAATGCATTGGATCCTGATTTAAAACGCGAATTAATCATGTTAATTTCGGATTTCAAAAAATACAAACAGTGTATTATTATTATTACCCACGACCGAGATGTTCATGCATTATTTGATGAAACATTGAAACTGTAGGTACAATAAGGACAATAGGTTAAAAATAATAAATAATATAAACACTACGATTTATATTATTTATTATTTGCATACATTATTAGAAATAATGAATCGCGTAGAACAAATGGAAAAAATACAAAAAGAAGGATTGGAATTGTTCACTAAAAAAAACATAGATTACGGTGATGCGTTTGCAAAATATGGTGTTATTGGAGTGTTGATGCGAATTGAAGATAAAATACAACGTTCGCTGTCTATTACAAAAAATGGTGTGAATTTGGTTAAAGATGAAGGCATTCGCGATACGTTATTGGACTTACATAATTATGCAGCAATGGCCTTAATGTTGTTGGACGAATGATTCATATATTTTACTAGACCTTTTCTCATTTACACCTTTTCTCATTTAAAATGCCCATCTAAATGAAATTTTATACTAAAAATCTTCAAATCCAGCATCTAACCATGCTGAAATACGTTTTGGATGGAAGGATACCATCATTAATTCCTCAAAATAAATATCAACCATTTGTTTCTTCATTGTTTTATAATCAATTTCATAAATAGATGGATTGGTTGATAAAAACTGCCAATCAATTTTATCTTGATTTTTTTCTAATAAATGAATAGCATTTGGATTTTTTGATAAAATAGGCCAATTAATTTTGTCTGGATTTGCTTCTAATAAATGAATTGCATTTGGATTTTTTGATAAATGCATCCATTTAATTTTATCTTGATTTTGTTCTAACAAATGAATAGCGTTAGGATTGAATGATAAAAATCCCCAATGAATTTTATCTAGATTTTGTTCTAATAAATGAATAGCACTTGGATTGTCTGATAAGAAATGCCAATTAATTTTGTCTGGATTTGCTTCTAATAAATGAATTGCATTTGGGTTTTTTGACAAACCGCCGCAAGTAATTTTATCTGGATTTGCTTCTAATAAATGTATAGCATTTGGATTATATGACAAGAAACTCCAATTAATTTTATCTTGATTTTGTTCTAATAAATGAATAGCATTTGGATTAGTTGATAAATAAGGCCAATAAATTTTATCTGGATTTGCTTCTAATAAATGAATAGCATTTGGATTTTTTGATAACATATTCCAATTAATTCCATGTAGATTTGCTTCTAATAAAGGTATAGCATTTGGATTTGTTGATAATCCATATAATCCATCCCAATTAAGTTTATTTGGGTCTATCCAATCTAATAATTTATATACAGGTTCTGGTTGTTTCATTTTTGATAATTGTTTGAATATAGATTTCTATTATAATAATAAATCAATTTTTTATTATTATATTTGGGCGTTTTAAATGAGAAAAGGTGTAAAACTAAAACCCAGGCGAATCAGTAAATATTTGAGTTTGCTGAGCGTTATCTCCTCCACCAATACCCAACAATTGATTAAATGTTCCGCTCATTTGAAAAAATACAAAAATCGGCAAAAATGCGGATGAAAATACTACAAATGCATCGCGCACTAGATACTTAAGTGGTCTGGTTTCTTTTTCAACGTATTTCATCATTACTAGTTTAATAATAAAAAAAATAATTGCAATTGAAATCGCTAATAACAAAATTTTCTCCATATCGTTGGATTCCTATACTAAAATATCAAATAATTTAAATTGATATTTTACGCATTTATACTAGTTCTTCGATATCATCTAATAATACTTCTACATTACTATTTTTATCCTTTTTATCAAAATCAAAAATGTCTAAATCGTCTAAATTTATATTGTCTGTATGAATTTGAATTCTATCATTAATATCACCCTGTTCCTCTTCCTCTTCCAATTTTCGTTGTATAGCCCTAGAAGTACTTATTTCTTCTAATCGCTCGATTGTTTTCGGTGCATTCACATGACTTACATCACCTGACATTGCATCTTGAACACTGTCATAATCATTAAATGACAAACGTGTTATAACTGGATCATTATCTATATTTTGAATTGCAGGAACTACCGCAGGTAATTCGCGTTCAGTGGATTCCGACTTTTCTTCTGTTTTTGGTTGTTCGGTAGTAGTATTATCTTGTGTATTTTCAACTTCATCTACAATGTTCTCAATAATTACTTCTTCTTCTTGTTCGACACTTTCATCCATATATGCACGAATGATTTCTTCTGTTGGAATACTCTCGCGAATAGTAGTTAAAATACATTCTTGTACAATCAATTCAAGTTCTCTTGAATTTCTTTGTGCCAACAATGGAGAAATATTTTTTTCAAATAAATAAACATTTGTGTAGACTTTACGTGCTACATGTATATATACTTTGTGAATGAAATTGTCTAATTTTGGTATAGATATATCGATCTTTTTCTGTTTATTTCCAACACGAATACAGGTAAGTACTTTCAATTGAATAATATGCACACATGTAATTAAATCTTCTAAATAATTGCATCCACTTCTTTCAATAATACGCCTTCTTTCTTCCTCAATTATAGTTTGATTCCACTTTGGAACACGGGATAATAGATTTTGATATGTCATTAAATATTTACCCAATTCGTCATTGTCGGCGCATAATTTCCATGATTCGTTAAAGATCGAGCGAATACCTTCAATGACTAAAGGTGTAAAAATACTTACCAGACGACTACACCACTCATTTTTGGATTCTTGTAAATTAGAAAGAACAAAATCGTCCATGATATAATCTTACTTACATTTTTTGCATATTGTTTAAACGCGTTAGTCTATGTTTTTGTAATCATATCCTAGAAACAATATGTATTTCATTAGCAAAAATGAAATCTAACATATATAACATCAGTAATTTTTCACATCTAAATTCGGATTTAACTTTATGAAAACAGAGTTCTATATTGGAAATTTCAAGATTAGACCACTTATCATTTGCTTTAATAAAATCGATTAAATCTAAACAAGAATATCCTTGTTCATATGCATCACAACTAAAAGTAGATAACATCTCATGATTTATTTTTTTATTCAAAACTTTTCTTTCAATTATCGAATTAAACCTCTTTTCGAACCATTCTGTTTTTTCTTTTTCCAATTCGAAGAATTGAAATTTTTTATTTAAATTGTATTCATGTAGATTTACAATTTTATCGTTTTCCATATATTCTGGAACGAAAATTTCGCAAAATCTTGATAATATTGGATTTAATAATTTATGTTTGTTCTCCACTACTATAAAAAAACGCGTATTATTACTAAATAACTCTATGCATCTACGAAGGGCTGACTGTGCATCATTTGTTAAACTATCTGCATTAAATAATATAATTGATTTGAATTTAACGCCAGTATTGGATTGTAAATTTGCTTTTGCGAAAAATTTTAATTCTTCGCGAATGAATTTTATACCTTTTCCATGAGAACAATTCACAAATATTACGTTGTTTTTTATTTTTTGTTTATCGTTGTTATAGATTTTATAAATAAAATCGTAAACTAGGGTCTTTTTACCACATCCTGAGGAACCATGAAAAATAATATGCGGTATTTTGTTATTTCTATAAAAATAGTCTAATTTTTCGCTTATATCTTGATGTATAGGAAGTCGCGTCTGAGTATTTGTATTATCCATATATTATTCAATAAGTAAGAGTTATATAGTTTAGTGTAAAATTTCTATATTTATGTTTAAAAAATATATATTTATATTATATATATAATGAATAGTACTACACCAAAGATTAAATACATTCGTTGCGCCAAAGGTACTCGCAGACATAGAAAAACAAAGCAATGCCGTTCGGTTAATCGCAAACGTTGTCCAAAAGGTTCTCGTAGAAGCAGAGGGACTGGAAAATGTGAGAAAAAAACTGCCAAATAAGCCTCAAATATGTGATATTATATAATATATATTATCATATATAATATCATATATGGCGGTTGGGTATGATTTTGTAATACCGGTTTGTAGAAGCAATATAATTATACGGACTACAATTGAATCGGTAATATATAACTATTCCCCACGTTGTATATATATTATTACAAATTCAATCGACAAAGAAATTTTAGAACAAAATTGTAAAAAATGGGAATTATCAAAAACCAATATTGTAGTTTTAGATGAAAATAGTTTTTTTATGAAAACATACAATTTATCTCGGGCGGATATCAATAACTGGTATACGTGGAAAGATGCGAATTCTAGGGAATTTGGTTGGTGGTTTCAACAAATTCTAAAATTAGGCGCATTTCAACAAATAGAAAATCTATCCGACCCATATGTTGTATGGGATTCGGATTTAATTGTGTTAGATAAATGGGAATTGTTCCCTGCGATTGGAGAACATACTATTCCGAGGTTCGCAATATTACAGGAATCTGCAAAAAATGAATTTAATCGTATTCAGTACGCGGATTCAATAAAAAACATAATTGGACTGGATGTAATTGAACCAACTGGCGGTGGAACTTTTGTACCACATCACTTTATATTTCATCATCGCGTTTTGCAAAATATGTTCCAATATATTGAATTCGGTAATGTTCTTCAATGTGGTAATAAACCCTGGATGCAATATATTATGGAATTATCTTCAACGTATTACCGATTTAGTGAATATAAATGTGTAGCTACCTATATGAACACATTTTTTCCAGAATTATTGCAATATTATAAATTTCATGAATACGGTAAGCGCGGAATTCGTTATAGGGAATCTGCGTTAATTATTGATAAAATTCGAAAAGAGTTATTGAGTATAGATGATTGTGGGATTTCTCGCGTAGATTTCATGAATTTTGTAGAGAATTGTTTCGACAATATACCGTCATACATTCAAATAGAACATGTATGAAGACTTATTGTGTAAATAAATTATGTAATTATATAATATATTATATGTCATCTCCGAGAACTCGCAAAACACGAAAAAATGTATCTTTTTCGAATAATAGATATGTACGTTCATTTTCACCAGTGAATCATACTATAAAAAATATTTTATTCTATAATAATAGCGATTATGACAGATTTAAGGTAGACAGACGCAAAGAACGTACCGAAAAATCAGTCGAATCTAAACCAAAACCCGATCCAACCAAAAATATTATATTTACAAATGATGCAGAAGATGATGGTACAATAAAATTACCCAAGGGTTATGTAAAAAAATCGAGATATGGTTCTGGTGGAAAAAGGAGAACATACAAGAAACGAAGAAATTAACCATTTTTAACTATATTTAACTGTTTTGTAAAAATAAATCTTTCATGATACATAGTTTTGCGACGCAAATTACAACTTAAGCATGCGATTTCCACATTATTTTTATTATGCCCATAATTATTATCAATTCTTTCCAATGACCATTGTTTCGGTTCTCTTACATGTTCGTATAAGATTTTCATGTCCTGTTTGCAATAATAGCATTTCAACCCGGATTTTTTGATTAAATCAACTGTGTAATCCAAATTAACAAAATCCGTCGCCGAGAACAATGATTTTTCCAAATCTTGCCCTTTATATCCATTGATCTTTTGTTGGATTTGTTGAATCATCATTTTATATACAGGCAATTCTGTATTTTCCGTATTTTGCGAACTAAGAATATCATATTGAATTTGACTAGTATAGTAGTCAGGTTGGAGAACCTGCTGCCATTTATCAGTTTGTGCAACGACTCGTACTTTTTTTTCTTTTTGTGTATTTATTTGTTTCGAATCATGCTTTTTTATTTTTGTGTTTTGTAAATTATCCGGTAATATAATCAATTTATTTTCCATATTATATTACCAAACTAATATTTATATTTAAATAAAACTTAATAGAAACATTTTTATATAATTACATAAAGACAAAAGCAATAAAATATGTTTACTAAAAAGATTTCAACCGAAAATGAAGCTGATGCATTAAATGAATCCCAGCATGGCAAAATGGTTAAGTCATCTAAGTTTAAAAATATTATATCGCAACCTAGTTCTGATAATTTATATCAAAACTCTGAAATGTCATCGCAAAATATACATGATATGTTGGATAAAGAACAACAACATAATAAAACCGAATCTTGGAATAAATTGGATAAAACGATTAAAATCCAGAAACTGCATATTTTTGCTGAACGTTATGGAAAAGATAACGGATTTTCAGTGAAAGATATAAAATCATTGAAGGCGTTTTTCAATGATTGTTTGGAAAAAAATAAATTGCAAAAAACCAAAGACGTATGTTATGACAAAGATGCGCGCGAAATTTCTTCAATACCATCGTTATTTTTTAATTCAATCAATCGAAACTTCACATTAAAGAACATGGATTCAAAACGAGTATCTACATTAAAATCATTAACGCCGAAACGTATGAGTAATAAAAATTTAGAAGATTTAGATTTGCCTGAAAAATAATTTTTTAGAAAAACATACACAATTTAATATTACATATATATATATATAATGAGTGATTTATATAACATCAGCCTCAGCGAACTCTATGTCTTTAACCTAGATAATCTCGTTATTAAGAACTACGATAATACCAATAGAATCTACGTTTTGAATTCGCTATCGAATCATGGTATTATAGATTATAATGAGCACAGTTTGTTAAAATATATTTTAATACAATCATCGTATGATAAAAAGAATAACCAGTTAAATGTTAGTTTAGATGACTTACAACAGTATAACAAATTAAAGGACCAAATAAAAATGCGAATAAAAGCGAAACTAGATGAAACCCCCGAACAAAGAGCAGAAAAACAAAGGGAAGAATCAGAAAGAATATCAAAAGAACTTGAAATGAAAGCCGCAGCAAAAGCCGCTGCTAAAAAAGCAGCTGATGAAAAATCAGCTAAAAAAGAGGAAAGAAACCAATATAAGTTTGCAACCGGAGGACCATATGTGCCACCAAGAAGATCACAATCATACATACCACGGTCGCGTTCACCATCGCCGCCCCCATCACCTCCAAGACAACAATATGTACCACCTCCAAGACAACCATCGGAACAACAAACTGTATCAGAAGTTGAAGGTTGTCGTTCTTACGGTAAAATACCAATAAATGTTGAAGATATAAGACACTTTAAACGCCAAAGTCTTATTTTTCATCCTGATAGAAACCCGGGTTGTAAAGAAGAAGCGACAGTGAAATTTCAAGAATTACAAACACTACTGGAAGAATACCAAGAAAGAGTAGGACAACGTGGTGGAAGAAAAAAATCTATGAAACGAAAATCGAAAAAACAACAAAAATATAATAAAACTAAAAAATTGAAGATAAATAAAAAAAATATGAAGAAATAAACATAATTAATAATATACAAACTATATTATGAATATTGAAAATCTAATAAATACAGAAGAAGAATATTCTACGGATGATTCTATGTCTGAAACTACCGTGGCACCATTTGAATTATCCGAAGAGGAATATGCAGAGTTGGAATTAACAATTCATGAGATGTTATATGAAAAATTCGGCTGCGATATTTTAACATTTTCCAAACCAGATTTCCATACAAATCTAGTTAACGAGATGACCGAATTGTTATTTGAATCGTGGAAAGAGAATGGTATTTGTAATGATGACGACTACGAAGATGTACACGAAAATGTATTCTCGTGTATTGATACATTTTTCGAAATGCATGAGAATATTATTCCACCTCGTTCTAGTTTTGGCACAACCACTACTTTGTTTCCTTCTATAACACAAGATAAAATAAACAATCAAATTGAATTATTAAGAAATGCATATCAACCGCCTCAAAGAACACTGGAATGGTACGAGTACAGACATAACCTAATGACTGCAAGCAACCTTTGGAAAATATTCAGTTCAGATGCACAACGAAATAGTTTAATATATGAAAAATGCAAACCATTTGATCCATTTCAATCCGATAAAACTAACTGGCACGCCGGAGGCGCACTACATTGGGGAACAGTTTACGAAACAGTATCCATTCAATTATATGAAATCATGTATCATACAACGGTAGAAGACTTCGGCTGTATACAACATCCAGAATATTCATGTATTGGTGCTTCTCCTGATGGTATTAACGTGGACCCATTATCAAATCGTTATGGTAGAATGATCGAGGTAAAAAATATTGTGAATCGCGAAATTACCGGTATTCCAAAAGAAGAATATTGGATACAAATGCAATTGCAAATGGAGACATGTAATTTAAATGAATGTGATTTTATCGAGACGCGTTTCAAAGAATATGATAGTGAAGAAGATTTTTATAACGACCAGATAAAAGATAGTGATAGTGGTTCCGATATACATAAATGGAGAGGCGTTATTTTGTGTTTTATTGAACGCAATGTTCCTAACTCAAAACCTACTTATAAATATATGCCATTGGATGTTCCCGTTGACAAAACAACCGTCGATTGTTGGATTTATAATATGAAACACGCAGTTAGAGAACAGTTGGTTTTATATACTGCAAAATACTGGTATTTGGATGAATTTTCGTGCGTATTGGTTCGTAGAAATCGTTTGTGGTTTGAAGCTGCTCTTCCAAAGATCTTAAATACTTGGGATACTATTTTAAAAGAACGCGAAACTGGATATGAACATCGTATGGCAAAAAAACGCGATACAACTATAGAAAAACAAACAATTGTATCGAATAAAGATAATAACTATATAATCCATAATTTACCTTCAACAAATAACGTTTGTCTAATTAAATTGGATGGGATGTAATAAAAAATATGTATTTACAAATATACATATTTTTTATTTGTTTTTATTCGTTTTATTTTTTTGTTTCAAATATTGGGTTCACATGCGAAATAATACAACCTTCTTGTTTTTAAGCACTATCTTAATTTTCAATGTGAATCGTGAAATATTCGCAATATGAATAATTTCAGAAATGATGTCGTTATTATTAGCTTTTTGTACGCATAATTTTAAGTCTGTAAAATTGATGCATCCAGGTTCATCTATTTTGGTGCGAGATAAATTAAGTGTGGTTTTATAAATGACCATACCGATGCCAACTATATTATACAATTGTTTGAGTAATTCAGTTAACGTAATATCCTTATATTCATTGCCATTCAAATTGCAATAGTTTATTTTACCATCATCTAGGTTCATTGTACGTAATGTATCAGCATCTACCGCTAAAACCGGTTTTTTTAGAACAGTACGTTTTGGTCGAGTATAGTTAGTTATGAGGAGTTGTTGGCGGTTCGATTGGGAAGGTCCATGACAATCGGATTCAATAGATGCGTTATACTGATCTAGTTTTTTTAAACTTTTATCGAGTTTTTTGATACACTTATTTATTTTGCCAATTATTCGCACCACCTTTTTTGTAGCTTTTGTTGAGTTCGATTTTACAGCTTTTGTCATATTGTTAAATTTTAATATATAAAAATAAATTAAAATTGTAAATCAATTTTTTCAACCCGAACACATTTCGCAGATTTCGTCTTGTTCGTTGTGTGCATTATTATTTTTCTCAGGTTCAATTGTAAATTGTTGTGCTTGAAATCTTGCACGGCGTCTTAAATAATAAATGCCGGTTTTTAAACCTTTCGACCAACTATAAAAATGCATCGATGTAAGTGTATTGTAATTTGGATCTTCTAACCATAAATTCAATGATTGGGATTGACAAATAAAAGCACCTCTGTCAGCACTCATATCAATTAAATGACGCATTGGAATTTCCCAAATTGTCTTGTATTTATCACGTATTTCTTGTGGTATTACATCAATATGTTGGACGCTACCATTATTTGAAATAATATTGTTTTTGATTTTCTCATTCCATAGATCTAATTTCAATAAATCATTCATCAAGTATTTATTGGTTAAAATAAATTCACCTGCTAATGTGCGACGACTGTAAATATTACTTGTAATTGGTTCAATGCATTCATTAAATCCCAATATTTGCGACGTTGATGCGGTTGGCATAGGAGCCAACAATAACGAATTACGTAAGCCATATGTTTTGATACATTCTTTCAATTCATCCCAATTATATCTTTCATTACCTGGTTCGACATTCCACATATCAAATTGTAATAATCCTTGACTAGCAGGAGACCCGGCAAATGTCTCATATGGACCTTCTTCGATAGCTAACTCACAAGAACGTTCCAATGCAGCATGATAAATTGTCTCAAAAATATCGCGATTTATTTTTTTAGCTTCTTCACTGTGGAATGGGATATTCATTAACATAAACACATCAGCTAATCCTTGAACTCCAATACCTATAGGACGATGTCGCATATTACTTAGTCGGGTTTTTGGCGTTGGATAATAATTAACATCGATAATTCGATTTAAATTTCCCGCTACGACCTTTGCGACTTCGTGCAATTTATTATAATCCATTGCGCCATTTGCATCGACAAACATTGGCAAAGCAATACTAGCTAAATTACAAACGGCAGTCTCTTTATCGTCAGAATATTCTGTAATTTCTGTGCATAAATTGCTCGACTTTATGATGCCAACGTTTTTCTGATTTGATTTTTTATTCACTGCATCTTTATACAATAAATATGGTGTACCAGTTTCCATCTGTGCGTCCAATATTTGAAACCATAAATCACGTGCATTTATTGATACTCGACCACGATTTTCTGCTTCATATTTTGTATACAGTGCATTGAATTCTTCACCATATACATCAGATAATCCAGGACATTCATCTGGACACATTAATGTCCACTTTCCATTGGCTTTAACACGCTCCATAAATAAATCGGGAATCCATAAAGCGTAGAATAAATCACGTGCTTTTAATTCTTCATCACCATGATTTTTTCTCATTTGTAAAAATATTTCAATGTCTGCATGCCAGGGTTCTAAATAAATCGCAAACGAACCATTTCGACGCCCGCCACCATTGTGGACTACACCATTATGCAGCAAATAATTATGTTCATATTTCATTTGTAGGTCATATAATACACCTTTGTATTGTTCGGTGCGAATGTCTTGTATACGAGACAATAAATAATCGTTATATCTCATAAATTTAAAAAAGTTCTTATCGTTGTATTCGATATTTAACAAATCGCATATTTCTTTTGTTTTTGGTATACGCAAACAATACGAAATTCTTTTATTTTCAATAATACCACGTTTGGTCTCGTGAGATTCGCCTACGCGATCTCGAATGTATCCGCTAGTTAAAACGCCCATTCTCATACATAAAAATCGCACTGATTCAATGAGATTGATTGATGTACTATCAAATACTATTTCAGTCGATTTATTAGTACTTATACAACCATCTGTATCAATAAGACCTTTCAGAATATTTTTTGATTTTTCGATTGGTAAATTTAACCATCTAGCTTGTACGCGCTTATCTTTTGTTTCATCATAGAAATCATTATATCTGAATGGAAGATGAATATTTCTATTCCAACGAATTCTTGTAGTATTGTTATCTACGGTTTTTTTGAATTCTACACAATTTTTCATAAAATATTCTTCCATAAAATCTGCAATATGTTTCTTATTAACAGTATGCATAGATACATATCCTGCTGAATCGGTTTTATTACACATTGAACCATCGCCTAATATAATACCATACATATAACAATCCTCTGATGTTATGCTAGAAATATCTTTTTGATACGTTGGTATTCTATACACTAACATGTCGTCTTGGGTTAAGTCCTTTGCGTCGACCCATTCAATTTCACATATTTTCTTATCTAATCGGTTTTTGATAACTTTATAATTTAACCCCTTTTGTTGTCCACACAAAGCAAATACTGGATGTTCTGGTGTAATACATAGAGGATGAAGTGAATGCATACTACAAATCTCTAATATTTCGCCTTCATAACAATGTTCCAATACATTTTCTATTGTCTCTACCTCGCCGTTCAAATTGTAAATTTCAGTTTCTCCTACAATACAATGTTGTATTTGCTTTGGTCCTTGAGTAGTATAAATAATGGTTTCTGGATGAACACATTGATCAATGTATTTTGCAGTGTTATTAAAGACTTTTAACATTGGAACAATACCATTGGAGGTGCCATTTGTTCCGCGAATATGACTACCTGCTGCCCGAACATTATGGATATGCAATCCGATTCCACCTGCCCATTTCGAAATTAGCGCACAGTCTTTCAATGTATTATAAATGCCATCTACACTATCACCCTCCATTGCAATTAAATAACAAGAACTTAATTGTGGATGGGGTGTTCCTGCATTAAATAATGTAGGGGTAGCATGAGTGAAATATTTACAAGACATATAATTGTATGTCTCTCTTACTTTTTCCATATTTGCACCGTGAATTCCTACTGCTACACGCAGCATCATATGCTGAATTCTTTCAACTGATTTTCCATTTATTTTCATTAGATATGCGCGCTCTAATGTCTTAAACCCGAAATAATCAATTAAAAAATCCCGAGAATAATCACACATTTGTTCTAATTCTTCTCCATGAGCAGAAGCAATCTTGAATAATTCTTCGCTAATCAATGGTGAATGTTTTTCATGTTTATCCATATAATCATATAATTGTGTCATTACAACTACAAATGAATCGCTGGTATTTTTTTGATGATTTGATATTATAATTCTTCCTGCCAATGTATTATAATCCGGATGGACGGATCCCATAGATGCACATTGTTGTGCACTTAATTCGTCGATTTTTGTAGTAGAAATTTTATCATACAATTGGTCAATTACTTTCATGACTAATGCAGTGTAGTTGATTTTCAATTCGGATTGCACTTCACTTGCGTGGTCATGCTTTGATACATTGGATAAATAACCAACTGTTCCTAAAGTTTTTATTCTATTTAGTATTTTATCAAATGCGACTGTTTCCAATGTTCCGTCTCGTTTCATTACGCGCATTTCTGTATCCATTTCTGCGTCCATTTGTGTATCCGTATTAGACATATTAAACAATTATATAGAAATATGTCTATATAGTTTTTTGTTGGTATTCTATCAATGAATAATAAATAATATATGAATAATATGTATATTATTATGGAACAAAATGAAGAAGCACCTTTTCCTCCTAATGTAACTAGAAGAAGGAGAAGAAGAGCCGAACCAAGTGCGGTAGATCGTGCAGAGGCGCAAGCTTTATTCGACAGAATAATGGCTCCAAGACCACCACCACCACCAATATCATATTTAACACAAATGATGGGACAAGCGCCTCCTCCAAATGTAACACAAAGAAGACCACGCACCCCCCGTGCGCCTCGCGCTCCTCAAGTACCTCGTCAGCAACCAGTTATTGCTGAACCGGTTCAACCTCTCGATGACGTAAACGAATTGTTAGGAGATTTTCACCAGTTTATGAATCGTTTGCAACGATTAAGAATAGAACCTATGGAACCAAATGAACGACCAATAAGAGTTAGAGATTCCATAAATGATTATTTTACACAAAGAAGAAATCTAATAATTGAATTAGAAAGAGTACGTTTAGCACAACTAGGTCAAACTTTACCTGAAAATTATAGAGAACAAGCAATCAATGAATTTCTCGAAATTTTTAACAATACACAGGGCCTACAACTCATTGATGTAAATCGTTTTTATCAACAAGCGCAAGCACTACTACAACCACAAGTGCAAGCACAGCCACTACAACCAAGAGGCGTTGCATATGAAATTCATAATGCATTTACCAAATTTCAATATAAAAAAACTGCTTATTTAGCCTTAATTGGAGAACCAGATAATGAATATGGAGACATTTTCAATTACATATATGGAAAATATTCTGCAATAATAGGACAAATATTTCCAAATGATGCAGTAGAAAAAAGAAACCAATTAAAAAAAGTAATTAAAAAGATAATGAAATCTAGATTTGATGAATACAAAGATTTAATTGGCAAAACCGTAAGTTTTGTATCAAAACAAGATAATAATTTTAAAGAACAATATATATTAGCATTTTTAAATGATACTTGCAATGCATATGCAACTGGTACCGACAGGACGAGTTGTGTGAAAGGCATCATAGAAAGAATTGTTTTGTCCGTAGGAAGTGCAGTTCAAATTTTATGTATGGATCATTGCGACAATGAAACTTATCAAAAACTAAATGCATTAATGAATCCGAAATTTAAAGCAGAAGATGCTGCAATTAGTTGGTTTGAAACTTCACAGACAAATACACAAATACTGGCATTAGACAAAGCCGATAGAAAAAATAATTTTATTGAATATTTGAAATCAGAAGCAATTCGATTGGATCACAAGGGAGGAGTTATTCCTGAAAATATATTGGCCGAAATCGACGCATATGCAGAGAAAATGGATTATGCGTTCGAAGATAAAGATTTACAGTTTGGTGGAGCTAAAAAATCGAGAAAATCAAGAAAATCGCAGAAATCAAAAAAATCGAGGAAATCAAAAAAATCGAGGAAATCAAAGTCGGCGTAAACTTTTTCTAAAAAAACACTATTATTACCACAATGTTGTCCAATATCTATATTCATTCATTATATTCACATAATGTTAATATAAAGATAATCAGTATTATTTACATTTTTCACAATCTTTGAATAAACCTGGAATGAATTTACCAATTTGTATGAATTGAATTTCTTCATTTTTCAATGATTTTTTAGCGGTTCTCTTATGTCTTCCTCTATAGTATTCTGAAATTTTCTTATAACCTTTACCGTTTTTGATTGTAACATTACGTACAGTTTTTTTACCTCCGAAAACACAACTTTGCGTATTTTTATAACTAAATTTCTTTGACATTATATATATAATATATTATACATAAAAATGTCTACAGAAAGTTTGGTACAATTATTCCATATTATATTAGTCGGCGGATTATTCATTTATGTTGGAATTACACGCAACGATCTACCTAAATTCATGTATCCAACATTATTAGTTCTCGGTATTATAATATTTTTATATCATATTTATAAATCGATCGTGAAACCACAACGTGCGTGGATAAATTATATACACATGTTCTTAATTGCGCCATTATTGGTATATATTGGATACAATGGATACAATGGAACAGATATCCCGCGGAAATTCTTTGAATTACTTTTGATGGCGGGATTTGCTGCAATTGGATATCATGGGTTTTATTTGGTACATAGTGTATATCCTATGAAAACTACAGAAGATAAATGAAAATAATCCTTACAAAAATATAATATAAAAACATGATTGGTATTTTTATTATAATTCGAGAACATGGATATTCAAACAAACGTATCTGAAACCCCAAATGATTTGTGTTTTATTATGAATTTTTATGGAAGTGATAAAGGCCATCCAATGAATGATAATCATCATTGTTATACACGATTTTATCATGAGTTATTTAAACCAGTACGATATGAACCATTGCGTGTTTTCGAATTAGGTCTTGGTACCAATAATTTGAATTTCCCATCAAATATGGGTCTAAATGGCAAGCCTGGCGCATCTTTGCGTGGATGGAAACAATATTTCCCGAATGCATCTGTTTTTGGTGCAGACATTGATAGTGGTATTTTGTTCCAAGAAGATCGCATTCAAACATACCAATGTGATCAAAATG